CATCTATTCTTGCGGCTTCGTATTCTGCTTTTAATCTCTTTAAGTCATCGGCTAATAATTCGGCTGCGGTTTTTTCGCTCTTCTTTTTATCTGGCGGTTTTTTATCATCGGGGGCTTTCTCTGTTATTTCTTGCGTTTTGCCATCAATCATATCAAGGTATTCAATTCTTTTCTGATAAAAATTAATCACATCTTTCTGGGCTTGCTCTTGCCCTCTGTCTGTAAAAAAACCGGAAGTCTGTATTTTTTTCCGTATGTTTTGAAGTGCTCTCAGAAGGTTTTCTCTATTCCGACTCGTGTATATTGCATCGGTATAGACTGCGAAAAATTCCTCTGTTGCAGCTCTTGCGCCGCTTGTACCAAACACACCCTCAAGCATCTTATCGCCCCAATTAGCAAATCCTTCAAATCCCGCTACTGTGTTATTTATCAGATTTTCTTTTGCTATATTGACCTGTATCCCTATCATATTTTTACTTATTTCGGATGATTGCTTTGATAGTTCGCTCAGCTGGGTATTATATTGTTCGATTTCATCTTTTGTAGCTTTAGCCTTATCCTTAATCGCTTCAAGGTTGGATGCAAAATCAGTACCATTCTTTATCAGTCCAGGATATTGCCCATTCAATTTGATAGAGATATCTGTAAGTCTCTTTTTTTCGTCTGCATTTATTTTTGTTTTTACCGCTAAAGATTCGTATTCTTTAAGAAGTTTTTCGGCGTTTTCTTTTTCAGCTTTCCCAGTTCGAAGCGTTTGCTCTTGGATTTTTAAAGACTCAAGCCTTGCTTTTGCGTCATCGTATTGCTCCTGTGCGGTATCTCTCAGGGCATCGCCAAGTAATTTAACCGCCCCCACCAAAGCAACCACGCCGCCGACCATAAGAGCTGCTGGATTAGCCATTAGAGCCACACTCATGGCTTTTATTGCCGGTATTAGTCCGCTAACCGCTCCTGAAGTTAAGAGGATAGTTGCTTTATAGGCTACAAAAGCAGCTGAAGCATAGCCCGCAACTGTGATCAAAGAAGTCATATTCTCTTTGAGAAAACTAAAAATAGGAGAAATTGTAGACAATAATTCTTTTGCGATTGGCATCAATTGATTCCCAAGCTCGGTCATGGTTTGACCGATTGCATCCTGAAAATTCGACCACTGACCAAGCATCGTTTTCGATTGCTGATCCATCATGCCGGAGAAGTTTTTGCTTTTAACAATTTTATCCAAAGATGCCAGCATTTCAGTTGCGGATGCTTCGAGTTCGCCAGTAGCCTTTTGTCCTTTCCCAGTCGCTTTCTGCCAGTCATCTGTAGTAATAAGCAAATCCCTAAACATATCAACCGCTATACCCTTTTGACCGGTTGCTAATTTGGAGTATGCAGATAATACTTGCTCATAAGGCTTCCCAGCCGCCGCCGCCAAATCACCCAGCATAGTCATGTTCTCTTTTGAATATTTACCAATAGCTTGTAATTTGTTTGCGGCTTCTACCACCTGTGGAAGTTCAAAGGGCGTTATTTTGGCAAATTCTACTAACTCCTCTAATCTTGCTTTAGCTTTCTCGGTTGTTCCGAGCATAACCTTTAACGAAGTTTCATAAGCCTCGAATTGTCCCGCACTTTTTAAGGGCGTTACGAGTAAATTGCTTAACTTGCCTGCCAACTCAAGAGCTTGGTTTAATCCGGTCGCCATGTTAGCAAACGAACTACCAACAGATCCGCCTGTCTCTTTTGCTACGTCTCCGACACCCCTCAGCTTGCTTGTCAGCCCCTGTATAGAGGCTTCGCCTGTTTTGGTATCGAATACAACCGTAAATTTTAATTCGTTCGCCATACTTGACTTTTTAATTTAAAAGTGTTATTTTTTCCACATAACAACAAAAGCGGTGTATTATGAAAAAATTATTATTAGTTATTTTATTTCTTGTTACTTTTGACTGTGTGTTAACTCAGGAAACTTTTTTACCGTTTAAATTAGGTGATTCAAAAGAGTTTGTTTTAAAACAGATGAACGAAAAACTCGGAGCGAAATTCTTAGAGTATTTTTATGATGACATGTTTAGCGATCCACCAAAAACGGACTCAAATTATATGTTTTTTGAAAAAGTATTTTTTTTAGGTTTTGAGGTCAAGCAGTTAGCGGTTCTTTTTAAAAACGATGCTCTTTTTTCGATATCCGCCTATATTAACAACGCTAAAGATTATATGAATATTCATTTCAAACTCCATGAAAGCGTTTCAAAAGTATACGGAAAACCCCATAAAGACGAATACAATGTGAATAGTTTTTCGACCGAGTGGAAAAAGAAAAGCAATGTTTCATGGTTAGCCAAACCGAAGATTTTCTATGTTTTTTTAATGTCCTCGGATATGGTTATAAAGCTTACAATTTCATAAATAGCTCTACTTACTACTCATTGCCTTCATTTTGTCTATCTTGAGAAAACACATTAACAGAAGCTCTGCCTCTGTTTGTTTGTCAAAGAACAGTTCCATTTCTGAAAAACTCCCATCAAAAAGCCAGTATAATGTTTTGAGCTGAGAAATATCATCCGGCGTTTCTTTTGAGACTTTTTCGGACTCAGTATTTAAATAGGAGAATCTCCTTGCTAACTGATCGCAGGCTTCGTCAATATGCCTGCTGAAGATAAAAAATCACTAACTACCTCATTCACGTTTGAGATACTGATATTCTCAGCGTTTAACATCTCGTAATCTGCCTCACTGCCTGAAACCGGTACTAAAACCAATCTGAAAAAATCTTCAGCTTTTTGGAATACTTCCGATTGAACGTTGTTCATTCTCTCTGCATTTATGCAAAGATCAGAATAGGCGTCAGCATCAGAAACTTTCACCTTGTGCGACTCATGGTTATTTTCCGGATCACCAAGATATTTTTTTCCTAATGCGCTCAGCTCATTTATTTTGAATGTAATTATCGCTACTAAGGACGTCCCTTTCCTTTTTATCCCCAAGCTCAGTCTTTTCATTTTAAATTGAACGCCTTCGATATCGTAAGTGTTGGCGTTGTCCGGTGCAATCGAAATCATCCTTCCCTTCCTCAATTCGTTAATAATTTAGTTAGTCTAAAACAAGGCGGCTCCCCTGAACCGCCCTGAAGGTGTAACGAGAATATTATTATTATGTAATCGCGGTTTCGGCTATTGCATACATCCCCTTTGCTGCGATAGATATGGTAGTAGCAAAGCATTCATCAGCGTCAGGTTTCCCTGCGGCGATTACCTCAGCATTTACCAAGCATTTGAACTCAATCGGAATATTCGGGTCTCCGGATAAATCCAGATCAAGTTTCCCTGCAAATTTTCCATACATCGCAATTTCTTGGTTTACGGTTCCCACCTCACCGATAACAACCCACAAAACAAAGCATTGGTTTGCATAGGTGCTGAAGAAATCAAGCATAAGTTTGCTTCTCTGGAAAACAACTCCGGAGTAGACAACCTTTGCGGGTTTGGAGTAAGAATAAACCAGTCTGCCTTTGTCGTCAAGGATTTCGAGCTCTTTTGGTTCGGTTGCAATCTTTTCTTTGATAACACAAGGAAACCGTGTCCATGCAGGAGTAGTCGGCAATTCGCCTGTGCCGGATGCCGGAGTAATAAACGCAAGAGATTCCGACCCCACGGCAGTAGCGTTATTATCCTGTACTAAAGTTATTGTTGGCGCTGTTGTATAAGACATATTTTCCCCCTGAAAATATTTTGTTGTTTAAGGTATTAGTAGTTTGTATCTCTGAGCATAAATGACCTGATCTTTTGATTCCGTAAAAAACTCCTGACCGAGATAAGTTATTTTCTCGACCGAGAGTAATACCGGAGTCTCAGCTTCTGAATATATTTTTACAGAATTAGATTTTAAAAACAGAAAAACACTTTCCATCAAGTTTAGCAGGTCATCATCTTGTGTCTTAAAATCCATAAAATAGATTTCATACTCCGAGCTTCCGGGATATAATTTCATTTCATAGTTAGGACTTCGTTTCCATGAAACCAGAATCAAAGGGAACCCATTTGGATTTTTCGATTCGATATAAACAACAGGATTATGACATTTTTCGATTGTTGCCTTAGTGGTGCTGCTTTCCCCAAACTGACCCCTCAGCATTTCGATAATTTTTTCTGTTCTTTGATTAATCTTATTCATTAGCATGACCTCTCTATAATCTGCAAGGTGTTCATGCTTGCGACTTCGCGGTCATTTACGCCGTTTCCATCGGAATCATACCAAAAATTTAGATTTTCAAATCTTCTCTCATACTCTTTCCGGTGTTTATCCGATAAGGTGATAAAAATATCATCCGTCTTGATACATTGACCGTAAGCGTAGGATAAAAAGAGAGAATTTAGGCAGTGATCGAAAGGCGATTCAACTAAATACAGATCCGCTACCATACTTAATACTCCGGAAACTTCGATTTCTACATTGTAGTAATCAAATGCACTTGGGAACTTAAAGGTCTGCATTGCTGAAGCATCAAGAGTGATTTCACCGATTTTGTAAAAAGTTATGTTATCTTTTGAACCTTTCAATATCACCTTGTTTGTGCCGGTGCAAGTTGTTACCGTTTTTTCGATAACAAACCTGTTTAGCCTTTTTTTTGAATCACTGAATGAAGCCGAAATAACATCGCTTGCTGATATCGCCCTGCTTTGAGCAAAGTAATAAGGCAGCATAACATTCGTAGGAATGCTTCCGTAGTCATTCCGCAAATCATTGCAGAAATCACTGAACGCTATCTCTTTGACAGCGTTCAGCTTTTCTGTTGTCAGTAATCGAGAAAGTTCCGGCTCTCTCTTTAGAAATTCTGTTAATGGATTGAAGTCCCGAATCATCTTTTATTTCCGGCTATATTTTTTTGTAAATGATTTTATGTATCTGCCGGCATCAACTGCGTTACCGGTAGCCTGGAAAACATATTCAAATTTTATTGCTCCAAACTGCTTACCTACCTTTGCCAGTATGGCGGAATAGTTGTAAGTTGTGTACCCCGCGGCTGTAGCGGTAAGAGAGTCCAGAACAGTAGAAGCCCTGTAAAAAGGTTCACCCTCAGCCGGAGCGGTTAGAATATGAATAGCTACCTTTACGGAATCCGAGTAAGCTATTGTAAAATTCAAGGAATCAAGATTAGTCATACTGGAGGTAACGGTATAGGATGTATCAGAAGCCTTGTAGCCTATGGTGTCCTTTACTGTCGAGCTGCCTTTATGGTTCATCTTTAATCCCGAAATAGAAATCGATTGAGCGTTTGAAACGTCAATCATAAATACGGCCAATAAAATGACCGCAAAAAGAGCAATGAATATATTCTTTGTGTTTCTCATATTGATTACTCCTTCACTGCTGATGCTTTGGTGATTACTTCCACAATTGGGATATCCTTGGTTGTGATTGAATCGGCTAATGACCAGCATAACGGATTTCTGAAATCGGTGTTTTCAGGATTGACCGCATCGGACGCGGCTGCCAGATTGAACTTCACACCGGGGATCCTCATGGTTGTTCTTGCCATTTGAACCAATTCATCGGTTCCACCGCCGGTTGATGTTCTGAAATACTCATTGTTGAATGATATATTTCTGAATTTGATTATTCCGGCTTTTCCGATATAGGAGTGATAGTAATACGATTTCTCTCCGGTTATAGAATCAGTTACTTCGTCCACAGGAACATCGTCAGACATGATGATTGGAAGACCTTTGACCATTGGGAATTCGCCTTTGACCAGGATATTATATCCAAGTTCGCCGGCTGTTCTGTATTTGATTAATCCTTCGGCTTCGAGATTGTCAAACTGCTTTGAGTGCATGAGAATGGTTGTAAACTCTTTCTGCTTATCGCCAAGCAGTGCTGTACCAGCCTTAATTACGGACCAACTCATATCGTAGGTTTTTTCATCAAGTCTGTGAGTAGCTTTTAACGGTCCCTCAAATATGCCGTACAGCATATCAAGGATTTCGCTCTGCCATTCGTTTGACCAGAATTGCGGAGCCTGTTTTGCAACCTCAACAAGCAAATCTTTCCCCATGATCTGCTTTGCGAGCATTTCCTGACCCCATGCTTTTAATCTGGAAATAGCGACATAGGCGTCTCTTGCCTGTCCCACCTGGTCAACATCAATTGCTGTTTTTGCAATCGGCTTGCCGGCTCTGCCGGATACTCTTTTCGCGAATGTCTCGTTTGCGAGTATTCCACCTAAATCAAGTCCGCTTGATTGCATAATCTGGACTAAAGGTGAACGCAAAAGAGCATCCTGTTTAATAGATTCGTAAGGAACTGCTAAGTCCCATACTTCTTTTGAAAATATACCGGTTCCGAAGTCACCGATATTGATTGGATTTACTGTAGGCATATATAATTTCTCCCCTGAAATTATGAGCCAACAAGATTAAATTATTTTCTGCCCAGAAAGTTTTTCATTTCATCCAAAGCATCGACAGCCGCTGATTCATCTTCTTCGGCAGCCGCTGATAACTCAAGAATACTTATGTCCGGGTTTAAAACCTTCTTCCCTGATTCACCCCCCGATGAAACAAAAAAGTTAGTTGTGTTAATCCTGTTTGGCGGTTCAATTTTAAATTCTTTTAATAGTATTTCTCTTGTTTCGTTGTCAGTTGCGTTAGTAACTAATTTTAGAATGTTTGGGTTATTGCGTTTTTTGCTGACTATTTCAGCCGCCTTTATCAGATCAGTTTTTCTCTGATCTTCTTTTTTTGCGGTTTCATCTTCAGCTTTTTTCTTCTGAGCTTCTATTTCGGCAAGTTTAGCATTAGCGGCATTTAGTTCTTCCTCTTTTGCTTTTATTGCCTGCTCATTATTTCCGGTTTTTGCTTTTAGGGCTTCAAGTTCGGATTTAAGACCGGATGACTCCGTCTCTTTGTCCGTTATCGCTTTTTCGAGGTCTTTGATTTTGAATCTCTTTGAGGCGTCTTCGCTGTTTGTCTCCTTGAGTGCCTTCTGAGCTTTTTCAAGCTCTTTGGCAGTCTCCTGAGCCTTCGTTTCTGCTTCCAGAGATTTCCGGTCAGCTTCCTCTTTTGCTTTTTTCAGTTCCTCAGCTTGCTGTGCAAGTGCATCCCGCTCTTGCTGCAATTTTTCCAATTCGACCATCTCGGTTGTCTTGGAATCGTTCGGTTCTGGCATGTGTTTACCCTTTAATTGTTATGTGAATAATTATTTTTTATTACTTTTTTTTGCTTCTGTAGCCGGTTCAATTTTTTCCGTAGCCGGCTGGCTTTGCATCACATGGGCGTCAAACTTATCACTCATGTTCTGAAGGCTCCCGGTGAGCTTTGACAATTCTGCTGAAATTCCTGCAAGTTTTTCTTCAATTTTAGAAATCTTTTTCAGCTTTATACCTATATCGCCTGAAGGCAAAAGCCTGCGGCTAAATGATTCTTTTGTTTCCTCGATATCACGAGCCGCTACTTTCAGATTGTCCTGAAGCTCTTTATTTCTGACATAGTTTTCGCTCATTTACTCCTCCAACTTTATTGTTTTTTCTTGCTCAAGTAACTGCATATCAAGGGTTATTTTTTCTCCGGTGTTGAATTCCACTCCCTTCAATTCGCCGGCAAGTTCTTTCTCATAGTTTTTGAGAAGATTGAATAAATCGACCGAAGACATCTGCTTGTAGTTTCTTTTCTCGGCTACTTTTTTCAGTTTGTCGATTTCCTGACATAGAAAAGTTATCTTTGCCTCCTTGGTGAGTCTATACTTCTCAAGAATTGCCTGATACCTTAGAAACTGGGCGTTACCGATTTCTTTCCGTAGTTCGTTTGCATGTGACAAAAGAGTTGGTTTTGATACGTTCATAATCTTAGAGATTTTGTCGTAACTCAATCCCTCTGCTCTGTATCCTATCAACCGCTCTTTTTGTTCTACTGTCAGCAAATATTTCCCCTTGAATTATTTATGTTGCAACTTACTACATACCATAGGGACGAATCAGGGGGGTACCGTTTTTTTACACTATTTATTTTAGCAAAAAAAAAGGGTCAGCTTTTGACTGACCCTTCGGCTAATGTATAGGAGCTATGAGTATTAAGGTGGGCTTATTCTTTTAAGTCCGCAGGCGCAATTATGCCTACAGTCTGTGCTGCCGGTTGTGGGCAATCCGATTTGCTTCCAAATCTTAAACGGTTTCTGTTGTCCGTCTCTCTCAATGCACTGCCTGCATGACTGAGCGGCATCATTTTTTACCCACTCGTAAATCGCGTCTTCGTCAAAAGTATTGAAAACAGCATTAAACTGTAATCCTTTCATTTTCTGCCATAAGGCTGTGCCTTGTTTGTTTAACATAGAGGATACGGAGCTTGATTGTCCGTAAAATCTATCTTCAAGTGTTTTGTATATTTCATTATCAGACATTCCGGAAAGTTTCCACTGCTTGACCTCAAGAAGTATTGCTCTTGAAAATTCGATTTCTGCTCTTATGGCTTCACTGATGAATATTTCAAGCTGTATTTCCGCGTTATTTTTATCTATTGCCGGCATATTATTTTACACTATTCATTATTTCATTTATTGCATTTCTTACGATAATTGGAGATAGTTCATTTACCGCTGTTATTCTTAATTCGTCCTTATCCTTTTCAGAGAATCCAAAGAAATTTGCGCCGGGGTTGCTTGATCTTCTAAATCCCTGGTCATATTCTCCCCTTAGATTCCATTTTGCGATATCCAAATATCTGATATCTTTTTTTTGGGTGCCTGCCCATGCCCTCTTGGAAACACTCTTGCCCGCCTTAAGCCTGCCTAAAACCCGCTCCCTGTTTGCCTCGGATTTCTTAAACTCATGAGGTTGTGTGCTGATATAGAATACTACTTTTTCATCCTCTACGGTTGAGGCAAAGGCATTTTTCATAAAATCATTTGTTGCCCTCATTCTCATGTTGGCATTTCCGGAAATTCCCCCGCCTCTTGCCCTTTTTACCGCCGATGTTACAGGCGATAACCTCGGGAAAGGCGTTCCATCTATTTCCCTTTGATCCATGATGTGATCCCGCATCATCTGCTTTCCCGCATCGCCGAGCTTCAAGAGAACAGCTCTAAGCTGAGTTGATGATATTAAGCGTCCCATTATTCCTCTCCGTTTGCAAGTGAATCAATTCGTTTCTGTGATAAGTTCTCTGCTTTTTTAAGTTCCGTCTTGATTAATCCCTCAAGAACCTCAGCGGGATTACCGAAAACCTTTAGCATAAGCTCTTTCTGCTCAGCCGCGGTTAGGCTATCGAATTTATCAAGGTCAATCTTGTCAAAAACCCGCATAAAAGTCTTGAATATCTTTTTGTTATCATAAATCTTATTGATTTTTTCTTTTATGATTTTTTTGTTTTCGAATATTTCTTTAGCAAATTCTTTATGGTTCATAGGTAATTATCCATTACTTTTAAAATTTCACTATGCCTATTTACGGTCAACGAATCTGTTAGCTGTAAATTAAATTCATTTGAAAGGCTTTGTATTAGAATTTCTTTTGGTAATTGTTTTGATTTAATGCCTTTGGCGTATTTGTAGTGATAAGACATGTTAGAGTCCTCACCTACGGCTTTATATCTGTTTTTCACTGTTCTTACAACTGCGAATAATTTATATTTTTCTCCAAAGTAATCTTTAACCAAATTAGCAAACTCTTCTTTTCCGTGGAACTTCTGAGCCGTGAATAAACCCGATCGGAATTTCACTGAAACATTATTTTCATCATAATATTCGTGGTAAACTCTTTTGCTTGAAACTCTTTTTAATTTTAGTTTGCTGCTATATTCGTCTTTGAACCGGCATGATAAATAAATTGTTCCGTTTGGCTTTAACAGTGCGTTACAGCAATTCAAGACATCGGATTCAATTTCCTTGTTTACTATCGAATTTAAAACCGAATCCAAAATAATTACATCGTATAATCCATTTTTCTGAATATCTCTGATTACATCATCTATGTTTGCTCTGATTTTATTGACATCGTATTTACTGCCTTTTACTATAAAAAACTCTATCCCAAATATTTTATATCCCTCTTTTTTCAGTTTGTTCACATATCCAAACTTTCCGGCGCCAAAATCAAGAATTCTCTGCTTTTTATTGATTTCCGGTAAAATTAAACCTTCGTAAAGTTTTGAATGGAAATTAAATTCTCCATCAACCATCCTATTCATTTGACACATAAACTGGTTACTGCTTTTCAGTGGAATATTTTCGTAATTATAATATCCATAATCCTGCTTAAGGTACTTATCTAATAATGGCTTTTTTGAATCACTTATTACGTAAACCATGGGATTTAGCTTTAGGATATAGCAACAAATGAGATAATTCATCATGGAATATACTTGACCTGTATTAAGGACCAGCGGAGTATCGAATAATCCATATTTAACAAATAAATCCAATATATTTTTTCGGTCAACCGCATTCTCGAAAGATCCGATTTTCCCCTTGATTTCAATATCCGAGTATTGGATTTGCTGAAATCCCTCATTACGATAAGTCTTTTTTATCCTAACCGGAAATTCCATTAGATCAAGGCTGTTGTGTAAAAGGTTAAACCTAACTTCATCCTTTATGCTAATTTTTTCCGATCTATAAACCGCGCAAGTTTCGAAAGTTCCAAGGGAACTCATCGCCTTATGCCTCTGGTGCCCGGCAATCAGAGTATTCCTGTTAAGCAGTAACGGCCTTACTAACCCTATCCCCTTGATACTCTCGGCAAGCATTTGAGCGCTTTCGGGTTTTATTTTTCTCGGGTTGTATTCAGCCGGCTTGATTTTCGATATTTCATAGTTTTCTATAAAATTCATTGCATCATTTCGCTTTTTACAAATCCGTAAAGAGTCCCGTTATCTTCAAGATATACTTTGATCTTCTTTTCGAAAAACTCCGCCTCCTCCTCTGTAAGATTTATACGATATCCCTTATACTTTATTGAATCGATTGATGAGTTTTTTGCCCCTTCGATCTGGTCAAATGTATTCTTAATATCTAAATCGTCCTTAAGTTCGATTAGTCCCACGTCTAAGCCCACCAATTGCAACTCTTGGTCTAACAACTCAAGGCGATCATCAAGCTGGTATATTTTCAGATGCTCTCTAAGAGCTTCTTTGTTTGTTTCCGTGAAATGACTAAGATAAACTAATACCAACTCGGCCGCTTCTTGCATATCCTTACAGTCTACCCATACGGCTGATAGCTTTTCCGGAACTTTTACGCCCTCATCATGCAGATCCTTCAACACCTCAAAGAATTTGACGCCTTCGAGTAAATAGAGCTTACCTTTATTTTCGTAAACATGAATCACCTTAAAAAAGCTATGCCTCAGAAATGCGTTTTTAATCTTTGTGTAACCCCCAGGGATATACTCCTCGAGTTTATCATTCTGTACAGGAATAAGTTCTTTCCAGCTTACCTGGTCGTATTTCACAATTTTATTCTTTATGGCTGTTTTTGTCATTTAGAATCCCTTATAAAAACATTTAACTTTTATTTTAATTTTGATTTTCATTCATTATTTTCTTCTAATTTTTTGATTAAGTCCAAAGTCTCGGCTTCCGATGCATAAAAAAAATAGTTTCTAACTTTAATCCTGTGCCCATCGATACCATCAAATTTATAGCAAATTATATCGGCTTTTTTTGCGCATATTTTCCACGTGAAGTTATTGAACTCAACATCAAACTTAAAGGATTTTTTAACTTTTTCATATTCGATCGAATCAATTATTTCGAATATCTCACCGGACTTATCGAATAACTCAAATTTTTGATTTTGAGTGTTTTCTCTCATGAATATTATTGAATCCGGAGAGATATAGGTTATTTCGGAGTATGTGCCTTTGATTCTCATGTTGACCTCATTTGTTTGTATTAAATTATGATTTACCCTATCGGCTCCGTCTTTGTGCTGCTAAAGGTAATCGGCAATCCATAATAAGCTATTCCGATATTGAATAATTTATTCCCCTTGCGATCGACATCATGCCAACGTTTCTCTAAGTCATCCCATGTGATTTCACGGTTCCTAAGGGAACTCGGATCTTTCAGCTTCACAGCTTCGTTATTATATCCATAAGCAGTAACATAATGGCCATCTTCCCACTCATTCGAATAATCGTAATCTTTTACGGTGTCAAAATGCCATGCCTGAATATCCAAAATAACAGGTATGCCTTTATCCAGATATTCCTTTACTTCATAAGTTGACATGGATTTTAAGTCAACCGTATAGCCGTATTTTTCTAATACAGTTTTTATGTTTTCCGGCTCAGTGCCCCACTCGGGAGTTGAACCTAAATCTTTGGCCAGTTCGTCAGGGTTAGGCTCTTCACCTATCATGGCTAAAGCTGTAATTCCAACCGAATCCCCGCAGTCCCAGCAATAAAATTGCCTATCAGTCGGCATATCTATATCTCTGCCGGCTCCGGGAACGAATAACTCCGTTTGACCACCCTTTCCCTTGCCGCCTCCGCTTACCTCCGCTACATCATCCGACAATATCGAATCGGTTATGTTCCCAAAAACAGATTGGAATTTTTTGTTTATTTTGTAATTCTCATTCAGTCTATCCTGAGCCTCTTCGTCACTTGATATATCAGGATTGTCTTCTCTGATTAAATCCAGGTAACTTATTGTATTGTGCTGTAACTTCATATCCCTTTCAGTCTTTGTTTCTTCCATGGTTCGAGGGAATGAAGGCTCTTTATAGTCGATAAACAGTTCGGCATCATCGGGGATGTCGTCAACATCCGGCTCTTTTTTACCTAATGACCTTACCAGATTAAATAGATCGTTTTCGAATTTAGCTAATATCGGAATCTGTTCTTTCCTTAATTCCATCAGACCCTGACTTTCGGCAACAATACCGAAACCAGAGGTATATCCCCTTTCGAGTACAATCGAATTTAAGTCAACTCCGGCATCGCTTAGCGCGTTTTTTGCATCCCAGTCACTTTCTGTCCTTACTACACTCATATCAGATTTGAGACTTACAAATTCGATACTTGCGTCTTTACCACTTATGGTGCTTGGTTTTAGACTCAGCACAAGGTCTGGAGATATTCTTATTCCTTGCCCGGAGTATTGTTCATTCATTATTACTTCCTGTCCATCCGAGGCTGTTATTCTATCCCCCGGAAGTTCGGCTCTTTGGTTCCCATTTACCGCTTTACCCAGATCAATATTTTTTGCAACCAGTATACCCCCAACTGAATAAGGGATAAGATAATTTGCATAGGTGCGATTCGTAGAAGCTGCCAAAAATATCTCAACCATCCATTCAAGACCATATCCCTGAGAATCGTAATCGTCTTTATTCATTCTTAAGGGCAAGAACGGAATCACCCCATCATAGGGATTTAATCTATTTGGATTGCCTTCAACCGGCATACTAATCAACTCTTGATCAATAACGTAGTGATCTTTTTCAGTCCAAACAATTACGGATTTTTTATATTCCTGCGGTGAAACTTCATCGATATTGAGTATCAACAATGCGTCTATTCTGTTTTTATCTTTTGCTTTCGGGATGATAAGATACTCGAACGGTAAATAAGTCTTGATGAAAAGCTTCCCTTCCTCAAAGTAAGGTCCAACAATTACGGTGTTGTAAAAAGTCGCTAACCTGTGATTTTTTTTCATCTCACCATTAAGATCGACTTCCTTCACAATTTTGTTGTAAGCATCGGTCAAACCGGGATCTATTTCACATTTTCCGTTTTTGACATATCTTATAGGTGAATCCTTGTATAAGCTGCAAAGCCTGCCTAAGGTCTTTGGGATTTTATTTATGTAAGGGTAACTTTTTATTTTCCTCTTTATTTCGCGTCTATCATGTATCACTGAACGCCATAAGCGCTCTTGAATCTGAGCCTTTATCGCGTCTTTGTTATTATTATACCAGGCATAAGATTCGAGACAGCTATAAATCCTGCTGTCTTTTTTGACATTCAGCAACGTCTTTGCTCTGTCCTTTATTATTTCGTAGTTTGCCATGTTTTCCCCCGTGTTTTAATAGTAAACCGCACTATCATCATCTTTTTTATAAATCGCATAAGCAGGATAATCTACGCAGTCAGTCCAATGGGTTGCGCGTTTTGCTGATTTATCCTTGCCTCTACCTTCGTCTTTATCGTATTTGTTGATTGACCACATCGCGCCCTGAACATCTTCAATACAGTCAACTAAAGTTTCCACGAATTGAATGTTTCCGTTTTCAAGTTCTTTGTTTACGGTCGGGACTCTTTCCTTCACCAGTGGATTATGATATACTCTGTTTTCGTAGTTTGGATGCCGCTCAAAAGCCCTATCTATAAGTTCGAAATCAGAATAAGTAGCAGCAGTTGACCTGAGCGATAAGGATGTTGAATCACCGTAAACAATTAATCCGAAATATTTTAAATTCCCTCTTGCATCAAGTATTTTAATTCCTAACTCCCTGATCATTAGCTCGGTTCTTGCCGCATCCATGACTACCTGGTCAAAGAATATCATTTTACCGTCTACTATCTGAAACAACAGCCAAACGCAAGGGTTACGGTTAAAATCACAGCTGATATAAATTGGCAAATTATACTTTGGCTCATATTTTTTTATTATGTTCTTTTCTTTGCTAAAACAGTAATAAATCGAATCTTTGTATAGATCGATATAGGCGCCTTCCAGGTATCTTTGCTGTCTCTTTGAATCGTATTTTGTCTCCGCGTTTTTCGAATACTCTTTTCTTAGAAATGTATTTTCCCGAGTGCTTGCTCTAACGAATAGCTTTAAATCGCTTGACGATGGCGGGAATTCTTTCTCCAGCCATTTGTAATCCCCAGGTGTGGTTGTTACTCCTATCTGCAGTAGTTTCGCTTTTGGGTCCCTAACCCTTGCCTCTATCTCTAAATAACATTCGTATGCCATGATCCCGGCTTCATCCAGCAAAGCCCATGCAACGTTAGGCCCGCGTAAAGTATCTGGATTGGCGGCATTAGAAAACCAGATTTCACTATTCCACTGGGGGAATCTTATGCTTTCTTCTGATTTTAATCTTTCGTGCCTTATCCTGTAAGGCGATATCTGATGTTTCCCGTTGAGTATTTCAAGAAGTGTCCTTTGAATGATTCTGTGAGACATTTTAAAGGTAGGCGAAACAATAACCCCAACACAATTCTTATTTATTCTTGACATAGCTATAGCCCACATCACCCCGATCAGCGTTTTACCGCTTCCCTGACCCCCAATAAACGCTTTGTAAAAGTGCTTTGTATCAAATAACCATAAATGTTGTTTAGGTAGTAGATACATCCCCTTCGTCTTTCTCCCCTGTTTGCTCCCCCTCGGGAATTTCTGTTACTATCTCCGCTTCTTTGAAATCGCTAAAGAATTTATCCTCCTCATCTTTCAGCTTGTCATCGTTTGGATTATTTATTTTAGCTTTCTCAATTTGAACCCTCTCAATTTCTGTCTGTGATTTTATCACTAACGATATCCCCTTTATCGCTTCGCTCAGTGAATCAAAGTCTTTTTTCTCCATAACTTTGTTCACAATCGAATTATTTGCTACGATAAGGATGTTATCAAGGATTCGCATTTTTTGACAATAATCCAACGCCTGCTTTTCACCGGCTTCGGATGCTTTTTTTTTACAGCTTCTTGAAATGATTCGGCTCTTTTTTGGTCAAAAACGTTAGCCTTCTGTTTACTTGCTGTTATTTTGAGGTTGAGCCTTCCAACAGCATAGCTAATTTTTTTGATGTTACAGAACTCTTTGAGCGTTTTTCCCCTGTTCTCAATTTTGAATAAATCAAGTTCCTCCTGGAGTTTCACCCAATCATGCCGAATCAGTTTCTTTTTCTTTTCTTGTTTTTTCTCTTTTGCCATCAAATCATTATTTTTATTACAAAATAATGAGAGTGCATAGGACGAATCAAGTATACATCAAAAAAAAGCTATTCTTCTACGATATGCTTTTTGATATAATCAATTCTTTCTACTAATTTTACTGTTCGGAATTTCTCGTGCCGCATAATTCGTGAGAGTCTGCGGACGTGGTGTGCGTTCAATCCCTTTTTTACGAAGGTGCATAATACGAGGTCAATCATGCAGCTTTCGGTTTTTCTCCTATCCAGCGATATCTTCTCAACCCATTGGGCAAGTTCCGCTTCACTTGCCCCAAGTTGGGAAAATATACTTTGAATTTCTTCTAATTCGCTCTTTTCGTTTTCCTTCATAATCCCCCTTAATGGTTATCAATTCGTGTTATCGAGGAGCAACTTTTCTTTTTCTATGTTTAAATTATTCACAACGCCCTGCTGGTCATTTGTCCGTAAGTGTGAATATATTTCAGTAGTTTTGGTGTTCGAGTGCCCCAGAAGTTTGGAAACCGTGAAGAATGGGACGTTTTCCATCAGAAGATTTGAGGCAAAGCTATGTCTTAAGGTGTGAAACGTAATGGAGGTATCTTTCCCGAATACTTTCCTTGCTAATTTTTTGTATACAAGGAATAGGTGCCCAGTCCACTTTTTGCCCTTATAGGTAAAAACAAACCTGTTTGATTTTTTCAAATACCTGTATTTTAATATTGCTATTACATCATCCGAAAGTGGTATTACTCTGATTTCTCCGCTTTTCGTTTGATGTCCTACGTTATTTAATGTTATAATTTTTCTTTCGATATTGACCTTATCCCATGTCAGATTGGTTAACTCACCCCGCCTCATACCGGTCATAAAGGCAACAATAATGGCATCCTGTAAATCTTTCTCTTTGCAGGCTTTCAGCAACATTAGGAGCTGCTCTTTTGTGAGATACCCCTTTTCGATTTTTGGAGTCTTTATTTTTATTAACCCGAATGAAAAGTTTTTGTTTATGTAGTTTTTTTCTTTTGCGTACTCGATTGCGTGTTTGATCATAATCATTTTTTGCTTTATCGTTCCCGGCTTGTAGTTCCTATTAAAAAGTTCTGAATTGTATTCCTCGATATGTTCCGGTTTAAGTTTGTCGATATTGATAGAATTGCCTAAGAACTTACCAAAATCCTTTATCAGAGCTTTATAGGATTTTGCAAGACTCTTAGTAAGATACAGCGCTTTGTAAGACGATATCTTGTCTGCAAGTTCTGATACTGAAATTGATTTCACACTGCCCGAAAACCTGTTTTCAATATCTTTTTTGAATTTAGAATATACCTCATGCGCCTTAACCGAGTTTTTTGTTTTTGTAGATACTTTTGTCCTCTTGCCGGTTACATGGTGAAGATAGTAAATGTTCCAATAACCATTTTTTTCTTTCCTTAAAAACATACGCCCTCCTTAACCAATTTTTTTTTGCTACCGTTTTAATGACCTAATTGGTGACTCAATTGGTGACTCACCCTATAGGATTGAAAACAAAATAATAAAGAAATTGCGATTTTGTTTGTCAATACGTGTCAAATTCAGGGGTTATTATGCGATTTTGATTCAATTGCTTTTTTTCCACAAATGCAATGTTTTTGTTTTTAGATCAGAATCGCCTTTTTTCCTGTTTTTGGTGACTCAATTAGTGACTGCCTTCTACCTCCTTTTTCTCCGAAAATATACTAATCACTGAAAAAAGTCAATCCAAAAACGCAATTTGACAGAATATGTCAAATGGTAAACTTTTGGTCAAAGAGGGCTTATGCTATTTTTTAAAATGGCAGATCCTCCATTTCGCCGCTTTGGCTTGGACCCGGAGCGTCCTGCATACTATCGTTACCGCCTGGGTTCTGACCCTCTTTTTTATCAAGCAATACTATCTCTTTCACCCGTATGTTGGTTGTGTATTTCTTTTCGCCATCTTTTTCGTATTGCTGTGTGTGGATTGAACCCTCTAAATAAACCTTTGATCCTTTCTTTAGATGTTTATTACACATCTCGGCAAGTTTCCCCCACGCGGTTATTCTGTGCCATTCTGTTTTTGACTTCCATTCTCCGCTTTCATCTTTGTAGCTCTGATCGGTTGCAAGACTGAATGTTGCAAGAGCGGAATCATCTTTTATCTGTCTGAATTCCGGATCATTGCCTAATCTGCCTAATAGCGTTACTTTGTTTACTGAAAATCCCATAAAATAGTTCCTTTAATTTAGTTTTGAAATTAGTTTTGATTTTGATGTTGACTTCATATAGAGTCTTTGCTGTTTTCCTTATTTAAATTAGACGCCCTTTCCGTGCTTTCGATGGCTTTTTTTAGAGCCTGCATTTCATTCCAAGACTTATCGGAACTCTTAATAACATCCAACTCGGTTTCCAGTTCCTTGACTTTTTTCTTGAGCGTATCAACTTCTGTTTTCAGTTGTTCGGTATTTCCGAATATCTGCTTTACCTCTTCCGGTGAATCAAGGAAACGGATATAAAAATCTTCTTTGGAATAAGTAAGTATCTTCCCGATATCACTTACACAAATATAATTTCTATCGTCTTGAGCCAAGAGAAATATATTACCGATAGTTTGTTTTGGGGTTTCCCATCCGATTTCAACTCTTCTCGTTTTTCACATCTTCTTTATTTTTCGTTTGAGTTCAGTAAGAACATGCATGTCATTCTCAACCTCAATACGTTTTTTGTTTGAATCTATCCACTCCAGCAGTTCCTTTTTCCATGCGTCTTTGTCGGGGTTCTTGCAATCACTGGCAATAGTTAGATTGTCATCAGGTCTTTCATCCGGCAAATGTTGCCCTCGTATCTGGGTATAGTCGGGGAGAGGACAACTTGGATGAACAATTCTTTTGTTAGTAATGAGCATCAAATTAAATGGATCGTGGAAACAACGTTCTGTATCACTTATAACTCCATATTGAAATCTACATCCGAAATATCAAACGCATTAGGAGTAAAATCTTCTTTCCCATTGGGCGAAATGCGGACGCTTTGTTTGGTGATCGCTGAATCGTTTAGATATTTATCAAATATAGCCTTTATTTCATCCGTAATAATCATGGTTTTAGTTCCTCTCAAAATATACATTAGTTAATTGTTTCTGTTTATTCCATACTGACCATTTCCCGTGTGTCCCGCGATCTATTCGCAAATCCTCAACCTTACCGAAAAGATCGTAATTACCGCATAAATCAACTATCATTGCATGGTCTTTTTCCGGATGTGGTCTGATACCCCTGCCGATCATTTGATAATACAGGGCAAGACTTAATGTAGGTCTGGCTAATACGATTGTTTCGAGTTCCGGATAATCAAAACCGACCTGCAAAACACCAACATTAGAAATAACTTTAATTTTCCCATCTTTGAATCCATTCAATATTCTTTCACGCTCCGCCTCTGCTTCTATACTAAGATCATCTTGATTAAATATTTTTTCTTTTGCTTGTTTTAAATCGTCCCACGTTATCATGTTATTAGTCATATCTTCACCTAACCAAACTAATAATTACACCCACCAACAAACCCGCAAGACCCACAAAAGTAAACCCAAATTTTGGAATTATGGTTTTTATTTTTAACTCCCCTTTGTCAACAAATTCCTGTATTTCGGCTAATGGTACCTGTGATTTATCTTTCATTTTTTCGGGAAACTCATTAGTCCCTTGAAACTCAATATACCGCCTGTAAAATAACCAAATCGACCATCCCCGCATCCAGTAATAATCATCATCCGACATATCGATTCTGAGAAAAACATAATACAAAACATCACATCCACCGAACCACCAGCCGGTAAAACAGGCTAATAACCCTAACCATCCTGAATGCAGAAATATTAAAATAAAGCTGACAATCATAAAACTATTCTGCATAACTCGGTATGGCTTGGTTATGCTTTCATCATTCCAGCGTTGCTTTAAGTGAACCGCATTACCCCATCCAAATACGTCATATACGGTAAACAAAAGAATGAACGAAATGAAGGTAAAAATATCTTGGTTATAAACAGCTGCCAAGATAAAAAATACAATTCCGATTATCAACGCGTGAATTGTGTACTGGGTTTTAAGAATGTTTTTGAAGTAACTCATAATGCAACTCCCTTGTTATTTTCGTTGAACTTTTTAATTGAATCCCTAAAAAGATTCCTATGTAATTTTTTCGCTTGACCTTCCAGATATTTCTGATAAGGCGTATTTATACTACCGTAAAAAATCGGATCCTCTTTTGGTTCGATTTTGATTGCAATATTAGCTAACTCAATCATCTTTGATTTGTTAGGATTTCTCAACCCTAACAGCCTTATGATTTTTGCAATAGGTACTATGCTTGAATCAAACGGAAGATTTCCTTTTTCGACCTGAGACCAGTATGCCATATCGTCTGCCGACATATTCAAGCCTTCGCAAAATCTTCTTATGCTAAAGCTCTTTTCAATCCTTTTTGCTTTCACGTATTGACCGAAAGTAATTTCTTTTTCCGGCATTTTACAGTCATCAAGTTCGACTGAAATTACTTTTTCACCTTTGAATGTTTTTTTGGTCATTGTTACCTCGTTAAAATTTGGGGAGTTTCCTCCCCGTTAAAAGTTATTTTTTTACTTCTTCCGGCAACATCAAGCCGCTTATGTCTATTGTTTTACCCGAAAGTTTCATATATTCAAACTCTGTTTTTATTGTTGAAATATATTTCCCGGTTGCGTTTGTGATCGCGTTAGCGGATGCGGGTGTAATTTCTTTTGCTTTTACACCCCTGATTACTTCTGTTAAGGTTTCCCTTAATTCATTCATTGTTAAATTAGGCATTTTTTTTCTTCCTTGTTTCGTTTGTTATTTTTTTTAGTTGCATCTCTAATTCTCTAATATCTATTAGGATTCCCGGTATTTCTTCGGCCCTAAGAATAGTCCCCTTGGATAGTTGTTTCGCCAAACGCATACGGATCAAATCTTCTTTGCTAACGGCATTACTCAGCTCCATTAATTTTTCAATATCAATTACGTATGAATTCGAGTTTCTACCACAACCTCTGCTCAGCCTCTTTAAAATCCCAAACCTTTGCAATCTTCTAAGCGATCTATGTACGCTGTGGTAAAGTAAGCCCCCGCATACCGGTGAAGATATTTCTTCGATTGTTGCAGTAACGCCTGTATCCAAAGCATTGTTATTCACAATGAGAGAGACCAGTAATAACCTATCCAAATGAGTCACATTCTTAATACTTAATGCGGCTCTTATCTTATCTAATAAAAATTCGTATCTGTCTTTTGATTTCGTATTAGACATTTTTCCCTTCACCGCAATATTTACAAATTCGAGTTTCCATTTTTATATAAAATTTAGTTATTAAATTAGTTAATAATTTTTCACTTCCATAAATCGCTTTTACAGCGTTTTTGTTTCGAGTTTATATATTTTATCAAATAAGATTTTTTATATAAACCTTGCCTTGATTCCTTTTGAAATTCCCCTATTTCCGGGTATGAGTTCAACCCCATCAAATCACCTGTTTAGAATTTTTGAAATCTTCTAAGAATTTTGCAAGTATTTTTTCAACCGGTTCATCTTGATTTTTGATTGTTATGAAATAAGTTTTATTCTGGAATATAACTTTCTCGAGTGATCCCCTCAGTTCCTCAGGTGTTTCAGATTCCGGATAAATTCCTTTGAGCCTCAGCTCCCGATATAAATCTTCGTTAATCGAATGTATTTTAGCTTTCTGAATTTCAGGTTCATTCGATAACGGATAAGAAAAAGATTTTAACATCAAACTTAGACTTTCGATATCTCTCAGTTTTTTGATTTCGTTTTCGTCATCTTTACGAATAACCCATCCCTCTGGGATTTCGCCCCAACTTTCAAACCATGCCCTTGATTCGTTTATTTTTTCGTTATCGATTATGAACCATTTATCCACAATCTGCTTTTCTTCCGGGAATGGACATTTGCCAAAGTTCTTATCCCAGTAATAAATATCACCGTCCGCGCCTTTGAATCGGATAAAATCAGAATGAACCCGCCCGCCATCCGTGCATAGTTTTTGTTTTTTTGATCCCGTGAAACATTTACCTGCGGGAAAAGCTAATATGTCCGGTATAATCCATTTGTCGTAATACGTGATTTTGTTTTTCAAGAAATGCTTCACAGCGTCAACCGCCTGCTTGCACGTCCAATCTTCTTCGATCATAAAATCAAAAAGCAGATCTATTTTTTCTGAGGATTGTCCTTTCTCGAATGCTTTCTCGAATAATTTTTCACATTCAGCTTTCACGAAATCAAACTGTTCCGGACTTACAGCCGATAGCAACGGATCACCTCCTGCATGATATACGGATATTTCACCGTTAATTCCGTGTTGGTTCAGCTGGAACGGCTTTCCGTTCCCGTATGGCTTTATATCTTGCTGCTTTCTGTTCGATAGTTTCATTAAGGAATTCTTTTGATCCCTGTTTGGTGTTTCCATCTGGATTCTCCATTTGTGATTTTAGCATTGTGTAATTTTTAAATAACTTTTCAGGACTCACAATTCGGCTTTGCCAGAATGGGTGAGCCAGCGCCCAAAGCAAGACCTTTTCGATTTCGCTCCTATCCCTGCCGTTGGACATGTAGAAAATATCATTTGCCCATCCCTGAATATTTATTTTCACTCCCGAATCCTTTTTCTTGATTTCCTGAGCAAACTTCGAGGCGATATAATACTCCTCACTTGCGATGCTGAACATCCTGAAAGTTTGTTTAGGCGGATCCGGAGGTTCTGGGGTTTCCGGAGGGTTTGTATCTTCGATTATTTCCGGAGTGATAATTTCAGGATCAGGGGTTTCCAAAGTTCCGCTTTGACCAGGTTCCGGATTTTCTTTTTTCGGCTTAATAGAATTAATATCCTTTACTTTACTCTTCTTTTCTTTTATATACCGCTCAGAATCTGGATTGACTCCGGATTGAATCTGGATTGACTCCGGATTGAATCTGGATTGACTCCGGATTGAATCTGGATTGACTCCGGATTTACCCTGCAATAAATCAAGTATCAATCTGGATTGAATCTGGATTATTTCTTCACAAGTCATTGTAAACAAAGATTCTTCCGATAATACTTTTATACGGTTTTTTATTTTATCAAAAAATATATTTTTAATATTCTCTTTGCTTTTGTAAAGTTTCAGTAAATAATCCTTATGATTTAATAGGAAATTTGAACTAAAAAGAATATTCTGACTGTGAAGTTCTTTGCTTATAAGTCCCTTTTTAGCCAAATATTCTATTATTTCTTTAATCTGTGCTGAATCCAAATTTAAAGAAGCTGCGAAACCCCTAAGCCATTGCGGAGTCATGAATACCATATACAGGTTATCCTGTCGCAATGCTAACTCTTCCAGCAAAGAGAACCATACCGCATACCCTACAGCTCCATGTTTACTTATAAGAAATCCTATCGATTCGTCTGCTCTTGTATTTACCGAGTGCCCAAAATAATTCATTCTTTCTCTTTCCTTAATTTATAAGTTTACTTCACAATCCACATTATACACAAATCCATCAGGTTCGAAGCGTCCGCCTTGTTGTGATTTTGTCCGATAGTTGATATTAGCTCCGGATGTTTGGTTTTAGCGCGTCTAAGGCTTATCTCCTTGCTCATACCGGCGGGGAATTTACCTAACAGTAACCCCTGCCATTTTTGAGGTTCTACTTTTTCGATATGGAAACCGCATGAGTAAAGAGCCGATAACCAATTACCGTAATTCTCACCGAAACGGAATGTTTTCTCGGCAGCCCACCTTACACCCTTGCCGCCCTTTTCGCCTCTACCGTGAACCTTCTCAATTACGGCGTATTTATTCTTTTCTCCGTCTGACAAGAATTTTAACAAGTCAACAATCTTTTCATATGTTTCAGGACATTTGAAGATTTCGGTTCTACGGTTACTGAATGATGATATTGCTCCGGACCAGCCGGGATCGATTCCTATAAAGATTGACATTCTATTTACTCCCTCCAAATAGATCTAAAACCTTCACACTGATTTGTTCATCTTTTTGAGTTTCTATCAAATCGAAAAAATATCTGTTTTCTTTAATCATTTTTTCAGGCAGCATAACCATAGCGCCTAATACTAAATAATTTTTTTCTTTTTCAAGTTCATAGCAGCCTTTCTTAAGCGCAATATCGTAATAACAAAAATCATGCTTTATGTGTAGCTTCACTTTCCAACCTCCGTGAATACGTATACAATACCGCCGACCGAAATCATGTAGCAATATTTACCCTGAATTTTTGATCTGTAATATTCTACCATTCTATTTTTATATAATGAGGTAATGCCTCTACTAAGTCCGGTTGCTTCGTAAATATCTTTTGTTTTTATGAGAGCGATAAATTTATCATATCTCATTTGTCTTTTGTTCCCCATAATTTCCGATAGTTCGTCTGGGTTTAGTGTTCTGCTTGATCCGTAAAGTTTGTATTTCATTATGTAGTTACCTTGTTTTCGTTTAATTCAGGCGGTCTCATTTGAAACCGCCTTTGGTGTTCCATGTAGGTAAAATTAAATTCAAAGATTTTTTTTCTATCATAGTCCTCCGGATATGTTTGTAATTAGTTATTTAATGCCGTTTGACTATTTCTTAATTGGTCTATTATCTCATAGGCTCATCTCCGGTTTGATGATTTCCCAGATATTTGTCTTTATCGATTACAATTAAAACAGTTTCTATGTTTGTACCGCTCTCTTTGAATGTTCCTTTTTCGATTTCTTCAATAAAGCAGTCCTTCCCATCAAGCCAGTTTTTGAAATCAGTCTCTTTTTTATTGCTTGATATTTTCCAGTGCTTAGAGGAAAGCGTTACGATACGTCCACCCGGTTTGGTAACTTCATACATCTTGTAAATATGATCTATGTCTTGGTTTTTTGAGAATGGCGGGTTAGCGATAACCAAATCGTATTTATCCGTCCTATCACATTCTAAAAAATCATTACCGCATAAAGTTACTCCTGGAATATCTAAAAGCATCATATAGTTTATATCCATTGCTTCATAGCAATCAACTCTTATGAGCGGTTCAACCTTTTTAATAGCCTTTATAAGCGCGCCTTGACCTGCTGACGGCTCTAAGACTTTCATCATAGAATTTAAGTTGGAAAGTTCCACCATGTAATCGGCTAATTTTTCAGGGGTTGCGAAAAACTGATATTCTTTTTTTAGATTTGCTTTTTCTCCGTTTTTTATTTTCTCGAAATAATCAGTTGGGTCATTAGGGAAAACAAAGCCGGATACTTTCCCGCCCTTCCATTTTCCTCCGATTAATTCAAGAGAATTTTTCACTTCTAAATAAAGGTTTCGATCAAGTTGTGCGTCAGGCAGTTTTAAAATATTTCCATTTATTGTGCATCTTTCAAATACTTCTTCTTTGGTTGTCATCCATTATTCCTTGTTTGATTAAATGATTTTTGTTTACACGTTACAAAATGAGATACTCTCACATGAACATACCTGCCGGTTGCTTTATCGTATTGAACCGAAGGA